TTATTATTCCATCAAATACAGTTACAATTAATACAAATCAAAAGTCACAGAATGGTTCAGATATAGAATCTATTGATTCCGTCAAATATTTTGCACCAAGAGTTTATGAATCTCAATATAGAGCAGTAACAGCAAGAGATTATGAGTCCATTATTAAAAAAATCTATCCAGATACAGAATCTGTTGCCGTCGTTGGTGGAGAGGAATTAGATCCTCCAGAGTTTGGTACGGTCACAATCAGTATTAAACCAAAAAATGGCACATATGTATCTGATTTCAATAAGTCTTTAATTCTTTCAAAACTAAAGCAATATAGTCTTTCGGGAATTAACCAAAAAATTATAGATCTTAAAATTCTTTATGTTGAGATTGATTCTTCAATTTACTATAATTCATCACAAACATCGACATCAAATTCTTTAAAAGCAAAGATAGAAAGTTCTCTATCAAATTATGCTAGTTCTGTAGACATGAACAAATTTGGTGGAAGATTTAAGTATAGTAAAGTATTACAAGTGATTGATAATACGGATGTTTCAATCACATCGAACATTACAAAAGTTCGCATAAGAAGAGATTTAAAAATACTTACGAATCAATTTGCCCAATATGAATTATGTTTTGGCAACAAGTTTCATATTAATTCTATAGGATTCAATATCAAATCTACTGGATTTAAAATTTCAACCGATCCAGATATAGTTTATCTAACTGATGTACCAAATAAAACTTCTTCTGGAAATTTAGATGGTAGTGGGATGGGAGTTCTTTCCGTAGTCAAATCACTTTCCGATGGTACAAATAGAGTTGTTGTCAAATCTGCCGGAACCATAGACTACACGAAGGGGGAAATTAAATTAGGGACAATTAATATTATTTCAACATCTCTTCCGGATTCAATTATTGAAATTCAAGCATATCCAGAATCAAATGATATTGTTGGACTAAAAGATCTTTATTTGACATTTGACCTTTCAAAAAGTTCAATAAATATGGTAAGAGATGTTATTTCATCTGGTGATGATGTATCTGGAGTTGTATTTTCTAGAGATTATTATACTTCAAGCTATTCAAACGGGGAACTAAAGAGGTCTTAATATGATACAGACTGGTTTTGAAACTAGAGTTAAAGTTCAACAGATAATTGAAAATCAACTTCCTGAATTTATATTAGATGAGAGTCCAAAGACTGCAGAGTTTTTAAAGCAATATTACATCTCTCAAGAATATCAAGGCGGACCTGTAGATGTTGCCGAGAATTTGGATCAATATTTAAAACTTGATAATCTTACTCCAGAAGTTATTGTAGGTAATGTTTCCCTTGGCACTAATATTGATTCTAATGCTGGAATCATTACAGTATCAAGTACAAAAGGGTTTCCACAAAAATATGGTTTATTTAAAATTGATGATGAGATAATTACATATACTGGCATAACAACAAATACTTTTACTGGATGTATTCGTGGATTTAGTGGCATTACTACATATCATACAATTTCAGATCCACAAGAATTAGGATTTTCTACATCCAGAGCAGCATCTCACGGTCTAGGAAAACCTATACAAAATCTCAGTTCTTTATTTTTAAAAGAATTTTACAAAAAACTGAAATATTCTTTAACTCCTGGATTAGAGGATGTTGATTTTATTCCAGATTTAAATGTAGGAAATTTTATAAAAGAGGCAAGATCATTTTATCAGGCAAAAGGTACTGATGAATCTTTTAGAATTCTCTTTAATGTTCTTTATGGAGTAACTCCAAAAGTTGTAAATTTAGAAAATTTTCTCATTAAACCATCCTCAGCAGAATATGTGAGGAGAGAAATTGTTATGGCAGAGGCAATTTCTGGAAATCCAACTAAATTGATTGGACAATCTATCAGAAAATCTTCTGACCCAAATACATACGCTTCAATTTCTAGTGTTGAAGCAACTACAAGAAAGGGTAAAACATATTATCAAATTTCACTTTTTATCGGATATAATGAATCCACAGATATTCAGGGAACCTTTACTGTACAAGGGAAAAGTATAGTAGTTGAAAATGCACCTATTGGATCTTCTATTATCACAGTAGACTCAACAATTGGATTCCCATCAGATGGAAAGATAATTTGTGGTGATAATACTATTACATACTCAAGTAAAAGTATTAACCAATTTTTTGGTTGTTCTGGAATTGTTAATCCAATTTCTGCCACGGACTCAATCCGAACAGATGAAATTGTTTATGGGTATGAAGATGGCAATTTATCAAAAGAAGTTCAATTAAGATTTACTGGAGTATTATCATCCTTTGTACCATTATCAGAAACTTTCACTACTGATGAAGGTGAAAAAATTTATGTAAAAAATCTTGGAGAAATTATTAACAATCCAACCGTAGATAAATCACATAAAGAAATTTTTGCAAATAGTTGGATATACAATACAAGCTCCAGATATGAAGTAGATTCCATTTCTGGATCCTCCTTTCAACTATTGAGTACAGTTGATAAATCAAGTTTAAAGATTGGTGATAATGTTGAAGTTCTAATCCGAGATTCTGAAACTGTAGTTGCTGCAAGTCCATACATTAGTAATATTAATAATTCAACAAATCAAATTAATTTGGGTGGGTTATCTGGATTTGTTTATAATCCAAACTTAAAGTATGATGTTAGGAGAAAATTATTTAAAGCGTCAAGTTCTGGAGCACAGTTACAATTTGGTAATAGCACTTTAGTTTCTGATGTTCAAAATGTTTATACAGAAAATAATGAGTATATGTATGTGGCATCAAACTCATTACCATCATATACGATCACAAAAAATTTATTTGAAATATCAATACCAGAAGCAAGCGGTGCAGCAATTCAGGGTTTTAATACAGAAACTCAAAAATATTCTACAATTTCATTCGCATCGAATGTCCCATTTATTAGTGGAGATGAGATTAATTATACTGCCGAATCTACACCAATTCCGGGATTAAACGAAGGTTTATATTATGTTCAAGTTATTGCCGCAAATCAAATTAAATTATATACTTCAAAATCTTTTGTTGGATCTGAAAATTATGCAGAATTTGAAACCTTAGGTGCTGGCACTGGATCACAATATTTTGTTTTAAGTAGTCAAAAAAACCAATATATTTCTCCAAAAAAATTACTCAAAAAATTCCCCATAAATTTAAATATTAAAAATGGAACCAGTGAATTAACTCAACCAGGATCAACCGGTATGTTGATAAATGGTGTGGAAATAACTAATTATAAATCTAATGATAAAATTTATTACGGACCTCTGGAATCTGTAAATGTTTTAAATGGTGGATACGGTTATGATGTAATCAACTTACCACAATTGGAAATTACAAGTAATATTGGAGAAAATGCTTCTATACAACCAGTAATTAGGGGATCTGTTGAGAATATTTTTGTAGATCCTCAAGATTTTGATTTAAATTCTGTAGTATCAATTGCACTTACAGGTGGTAATGGAAAGGGAGCATCTTTTGAACCTATTGTCACTAAAAGAATTAGGGAAATTTCCTTCGATGCAAGACAATCAACCAATTCTGGTGGTGTTGATATCACTAACGAAACTATTACATTTTCATCAAATCATAATTTAAACAGTGGAGATACTTTAATCTATGACTCAAATGAAAATCTTGGAATTGGAATAGCAACAAATTCATCAAATAGTTATACAGGAACTATCTTATTAACTGGTTCATCATATTACTGCAAAGTAATCAATAATAATACAATCCAATTATATCAAAGCAGTTTAGATTTTAATTCAGGAATCAATACTATTGGATTCACAACAGTAAATACTGGAGGAATTCATAAATTTAAAACAGAGTATAATAAAAATACATTAAAAGAAATAAAAATAATTAATCGTGGAAGTGGATACGAAAATAGAAAATTAATCGTAAATCCAATTGGAATATCAACCAAAAATTATAGTGTTAATTTTACTAATCACGGATTTAATAATGGAGATTTGATTACATATGATTATGAAACTACACAAATTTCTGGTCTTTCAACCTCTTATCAATATTATGTTTTAAAATTAAATGAAGATTCATTCAGATTGTGTAATGCAGGATATGCTGGAACAGTATCTTCATATTACAATAGACAAGATTATGTAAAATTTGAATCAACA